GGTCGTGATATTACCGAAGGCAGAGCAACGCGAGCCATCGCAACTGATATTGGTATCGTTTCCGACGGTGCAATTTGGCAAAACACAGACATCAATTACGATGTAGCAATTGGTGGATTGCCATTCATCTACGCTATTAGTGATTCACGACCATACATTAGACAGACAGCACCATTTCGTAAAGACCAGTTCGACAACCAAACAGAACCAGGAGAGCAATCTCTTACTGGATGGTGGATTAGAAGTCAGTCATCCTTCCACGGTGGTACAGGGATTACTTACTTCGACCCTCAAACATCTGACCCATTTGGTCACTATCGTTTTGCAGATAGCAAAGGTGTGGATGTATTTAAGCAGGGTGAGGTAACTCTACTTAACAACGTAGAAGTAAATCACATTACTACTGGTCGAGTGCGTTCTAATGGTCAGCCATTCCAGTCTGTTCGTTCTATTAAGTTTAATAACACCGAAGGTGTATTACTTTGGGATGAATACGATGTAGATAAAATTGTTCCAGGAGCATCACCTATTCACTTCATTGATTACAACGCTGGCACTGATAGTGCTGTGTATGGAATCTGTGATGATGGAACAACCGCATATTGGATTACTAACACGTCAACCAAAAAGACTGTTTACAAGAAGCCTTTAACTGGCACCTCTGCATCTACTGCAGATGTAACAATGATGTTTGATGAGATTGGTACTATTGCTAACGCCACAATGGAGTACGTTAAAGAGCGTATTGTTATGTGTGCCGACAACAAGGTGTATGAGTTTTCATCATCTGCAGTGGCTATGCCAACTGCTGTCTATACACACCCATCTACAGCCCACGTATTTACATCCATTGCAGCATCTGGCTCTGCCATCTATGTTGCTGGATACAACGGTATTCAATCAACAATCATTAAGTTTACACTTTCTACTGCTGGAGTTATGCCAACTCTGACGTCAGCGATTGTTGCAGCAGAACTACCAGTGGGTGAGATTTGCCACAAGATTTACTATTACCTAGGCTTTATGATGATTGGAACTAACAAAGGTATCCGAGCAGCAACTGTCTCAGATGTTGATGGTTCAATTAACTACGGTCCACTTATTGTAGAAACAACCCAGCCTTGCTACGACTTTGCAGCACGTGACCGCTTTGTATGGTGTGCTACGTCTGTCAACGGCGAGCCTGGAGTTATCCGCATCGACCTAGGAACAGAACTAGAACCACTTCGTTTTGCTTACGCAAATGATATTTACTACCCAGGTGTAACAAACCATATTACTACTGGCTGTGCATTCGTCAATGGTACTGAGCAGTTAGCATTTACCACATCTGCTACCTCTGTGGGTACCATTGTTAACAAGGCATTGACTAGCAATGTGGCAACACTGACTACAAGTGCAGCACACAACTTAGCGATAAGTGACTCCATCTGGGTGGAGGGTGTGGATTCTACATTTAACGGTGAGTACACAGTTACAACTGTGCCTAGCACCACCACATTTACATACGCCAAGACCGCAAGTAACGTTGCATCTACAGCGGTTGCCTCTGCTGCAGCAATTGTTGCACTGACTGGAAGTATATATACCGAGGACTTGACCGAACTAACTCCTACTGGTTACATCCAAACTGGCAACATTCGCTACAACACACTTGAAAAGAAAAACTTTAAGCGACTACTGGGTCGGGGTAATTTCACCTACGGCTCTATGACACTAGATACTGTTGATGAGAACGGCGTAGAGTATGACGTTATCTCTTATGACGCAGCAGTAGGTGCACCAGAGGTAACAACCTCATCTCCTGCCGTGGCACAAGAATACTTGGCTTATAAGTTTATTATGTTTAGAGATGGCACAGACCCAAGCAAGGGTCCACAATTCAAGGGCTATCAGGCTAAGGCTACAATTGCTACTCCACGTCAGCGTGTGATGCAGTTTCCTGTCTATTGCTATGACATTGAAACAGATAGATACAACGTACTACTTGGATACGAAGGCAGAGCCTTTGACAAGATTCGTTTACTTGAAGACATCGAAGGTAACGGAGATGTCGTTACTTGGCAAGACCTAACAACTGGTGAATCTCGTCAGGCTGTTATCGAACAAGTTACGTTCACCCGTTTGACCCCACCAGATAAGCGCTTTGATGGCTTTGGTGGCGTACTACAAATCACTATCCGTACCGTATAACTCTTAGGAGCGCAATCAATGACCGCAGCAAATTGGGCTGGACTAATCGTATCAGTCATAGCAATCGTATCAGCATTCGCTGGTTCTGTAAGATGGTTAGTTAAGCATTACCTCTATGAATTGAAACCAAACTCAGGTTCCAGCCTGAAAGATTCGGTCATACGACTTGAAGAGAAGGTAGAAATTCTCTACCAGATGATGTTACAAAGAGGGAAGAATGAATGAAGCCTGTTGCCAAGAAAGCCACACCTGCCGCTATTGCTGTCCTACGACAAGCCACAGCGATTTCACCTTTACGTATGAAAGCCAGCGATGGACTTCTGCCGTCGAAAGCGCATCAGGGACAGAACCCCAACTCAGACCATAACACTGGCTTTGCTGTTGACCTGACAGATGACCCAGCCCGTGGCATTGATTGTGCTGACATCTATGAGAAGTTGCAGCCAGACAAGCGAGTCAAGTACTTGATTTTCAAGGGAAAGATTTGGTCTACCAAGAAGGGTGAACTCAAGTACGACGGAGTAAACCAGCACAATAAGCATTTACATATATCAATCAATGATTCCTCTGGGGATGACACATCCCCTTGGTTTCCTTGGTTGGGCAAGCCCAAAAAAATCAACAAGGTAAAGGCAGCAGTTAAGCGATTACCAAAGAAGGAGAACAAATGAAAGAACTAATCAACAAGTTCGTAACCCCTAAAGAGGTTGCAGCGATTAAGTCCTACGTTCGTGCAGTACTAGCCTCTGGTGTGACAATGGGTATAGCCCTGCTCACAGATATGAAGCCTGAGTATGCTGTCCTTATCGGCGCATTGGCTGGTCCACTGGTCAAATGGGCAGATAAGAACGAAAAGACTTTCGGTAGAGGCTCCAAGTAATACCCTTTAGAAGCCTTCCAAGGCGGTTTTAAGACACTTAGACCCTCAGGTCATAGGATTACCTATGGCTTGGGGGTCTTTTTGTCATTTCTGTAGGTTCTTCGGCGTGTCGCTAACTTGCAGTCAGGTCAGGTCTGTGTATACTTAGATTATTAATTATTAATATTAATTAATATAAGGCGCGAAGCGCCGATATTATATATATAATTATATATAATAATAACTAAATAGATTTACATAGTTCTCCCTTATTGAGTACCCTCCTGTCCTCTAAGGGAGGACTATGTAATAACTTTCAGACAGGAGAAGTCAATGATAAAATTGGATAGTTATGAACTACCAGCACACATTAGTTATTCTGCTTTCACTACTTACCTCACTTGTGGGTATCAGTATTACCTTGGCAGGTTACTACAAGTCCCAGAGGAACCATCCATCTGGTCAGCAGGGGGAAGAGCATTCCACCTAGCAGCAGAATTGTGGGACATTGAGAATGGTTAATACCTACTGGCAAACCGCTTGGTCTAAGGAGACTGAGGGACTTAATTTTGAGACTGCTCGCAGAGCAGGAAGAGCAACCAAGGATAACCCGAACAAAGAAGACGGGGCTTGGTGGTATGAGCAAGGTTCCAAGTGGGTAGACAACTACATACTTTGGCGCAAGAACAACCCTAACTGGAAACTTTGGACAACACCTCAGGGTGCCAAGGCTATCGAGTTAGAGTTAAACCCAGTCATCTCTGGAGTACCAGTGAAGATGTTCATTGACAGAATCTTTGAGGTCGACGGTAAGTTAGTTATCGTTGACTTGAAGACCTCTCGTGCACGTCCTCAATCTGACCTACAGTTAGGCTTCTACAAAATAGGAGTCGAGATGATGTTGGGTGTTGAAGTCAATCTAGGAAACTACTGGATGTCTCGTGAGTCGGGGACAGGAGAGATGATTGACCTAAGTAGATATACCTTAGACACGCTAGAGTACTTTGTTGATGGCTTTGACAAAGCACGAAAGGCTGGTATATTTCTACCGAACCTACAATCGTGCAATTTCTGTGGACTCACAGAACATTGCCAATTCACGAAGGAAAAATAAATGCTCAAAGTTAATACGTTATCAGCACAAGATGTGCTGGTAGCACTAGAGATAAAACTCATTACACAGGATGAAGCAAGGGAAGCACTAGGTTTTCCTAGCATTAAGAAGGAGGACAAGTAATGGCAGAAGATTGGAAGTTACAGGTCTCTTACAAGACCAACGGTGGGGATATGGTAAATGTCCGCGCTAATACTGCAGATGAACTCAGCGTATTGCTAGAGGGAATCTCTGATTACTCAACACAGATTGCAGCAACAGGAAGAATGCTAAATGGTGCAGGTGTGGTAGCCCCTTTGGGAACGCCTACTTCAACTCCCGCGCAGCCAGCAACTCCTACCTTCGTAACCGCCCCGACAGCGGAAGCATCAGGTACCACGCCAACGTGTCTACACGGGGAGCGAAAGTTCCTATCGGGAATCTCGAAGAAGAACGGCAAGCCTTACCGAATGTGGGTATGTCAGCAACCACAAGACCAGGGACAATGCACACCAGTCAATGGTTAGACATTGACATAAACTAAAATTGGTAGAGGGGTATTTATTAGGGGAAGATATTTACCCCTCTTCCAACTTAAGACGGGAGATACAAATGGAAAAAACAATTAAGTATTTATTACAAGAAGCATATGTTGATGGCTATAACGATGCACGTGAATCAGTAGCAAAAGAAGTTGAAGGCTTTACTATGAGTTGGCATCAGTTTTCTGATGGTCTTCCATTGCACGCTAATTGTCCAAACTGTAATGCTAAACCATACACACCAGTTTGTGATGCATCACGAGATTCTTTTGCTAAGTCTGTCTATCAAAACATTGCAAAAATTATACGAGGCGACAAGTGAGAACCCTTGTACGCTCAGTAGGAAGAGCAGACATTGGTGGCGAACCGTTGCCCTCTGTATTCCGAGCATTTGATAACAATAAAATAATTCTACGCAGAGCAGAAGTGTCTATGTTGGCAGGTACTCCAGGCGTGGGAAAGTCCACTCTGGCACTGGCTTTAGCCCTTAAAATGAAGGTGCCAACACTCTACATTTCAGCAGATACTAACGCTCACACTATGGCTATGCGCCTTGCATCAATGATTAGCGGCAAGAATCAGACTGATGTTGAAACATTAATGAACAGTGACTACGGCTGGACAAAGGCAACCCTCTCGCGAGGTGCACACATTGTCTGGTCATTTGAATCTTCTCCTACTCTGCAAGATATAGACGAGGAAGTTCAAGCCTTTGAAGAATTGTGGGGTTGTCCACCTACTGCAATCTTTGTTGATAATTTAATGGACATTGCCACCGATGGTGGCGAAGAGTTCGCATCTATGCGTGCGATTATGAAGGAGTTGAAATTCCTTGCTCGTGATACTAACGCTGCTATTATTATTTTGCATCATACTTCTGAGGCTGTACCTGGAAATCCTTGCCAACCTCGCTCGGCTCTTCAAGGTAAAGTTGCGCAACTTCCTGCTCTTATCTGCACTCTTGGAGTTGTTGGTACTTCTATGGCTATTGCACCTGTAAAGAATAGATATGGAAGAGCAGATGCAAACGGGGATTTACTAGCGTGGCTAGCATTTAACCCTGAGTATATGTATATGTCAGACTTACCAGAGATGGAATAGGAAAATAATGATACGAGAAGAAGAAGACGATATGACTCAAGAGATGCGTGCCTTTGTCTTGCTTGAACTTAAACAAGAGACTGCTAAGTTAATCGATAAGATTGAATCAGCAAAGGTACCAGTCACAGATGAGTGGACAGAAGGTGTTAACGCTGGCTTAGGGTGGGCTGTGCGTATTCTACGCGGAGACAAGAGTGCTTCGTAAGTGGCTTCGCAATCACGCAAACATAGGGGTTATCGTAGTCAAAAAGTATTGGCTAATTATCTGGTTGATAATGGCTTCCCTTTTGCTGAGAGTACTGGGGCTGGTCGCAGTGGTACTGACGTTACTGGGACTGTTGGTATTGATTGGGAAGTAAAGGCACGCACAGGGTTTAACCCTAGTGCTGCTATTGCACAATTAAAAGATAGAGCAAATGACAAAGACTTGGGCATAGTTGTGCTACGCTTGAATGGTCAGGGAGAAAAAAGTGTATCCGATTGGGTATGCTTACTAAGACTGGAGGATGCAGTGAAACTATTAAGAGATGCAGGATATGGTGATAAGAATTGATAACGACCTTCCGCCAATCGCGGACATACTCAGACACTACGGTGCGAATCTTAGACAGACACACGGGCAGGTCAATCTCAAGTGTCCGTTTCATTCAGACACACACCAATCAGGAAGTGCAAACCTTGATAAGAACATCTTTATTTGTTTCGCCTGTGGTGTCCAAGGCAACAGTATTCAAATTATTGTCAGACAAGAGGGGATGAGTTTCAATGAAGCAAAGCATTTTGCAGAAGGAATTACTGGGCAAAGCAGCAGCAGGGTACGCGGAAAACATTTATCAGGCGGAAGATTACCTAAGAAGCAGGGGAATACCACTGGAGGTAGCACGTCTGGCGTCATTAGGCGTAGTCGCAGAGCCTGAGACAGGACACGAAGCATTTAAGGGTAGGTTATCTATCCCTTACATTACCAAGACTGGTGTAGTTGATTTAAGATTTAGAAGTTTAAACCCTGCAGTTGAACCAAAGTATATGGGTATGACTGGGGCTGAAACCAAGATGTACAACGTACTAGATGTGGAGAGAGCCAGTGACTTTATTGGAGTTTGTGAAGGCGAGTTGGATACCCTTACTCTTTCTGCTTGCGTTGGGATTCCCTGTGTTGGAGTACCAGGTGCGAACAGTTGGAAGAAGCACTACACACGATTGCTGGCGGACTTTGAAAGGGTCTTTGTATTCGCAGATGGCGACCAACCAGGGACAGAATTCGCCCGCAGTCTTGCCAGAGAACTACCAGTTACTATCATTCAACTACCCGACGGACACGATGTTAATTCAATGTTCGTGCAGGACGGTGTTGACTACTTCAATCAAAAGATGGGTGTAAATGAACATTGAGGAAGAGCCTCCCCATAATCATTGCCACGACTGCAACATAACCTTTCCCGATTCGTTTGCTTTGATAGACCATTACTTGGAGGAGGATGAAACCTTCGACCCGTATTACCTGTTGCCCTCTGGATTCAAACTTATGTTAGGGTCAATGCTTCGGTTCTTGTTCGACAACGCACACGACCCTGACCAAGTTAAACTGATAACTCAGTCTACTTATGTTACACTATTTGCTAGTGAGAATGGTTACGACCTAGTAGATGAGTTAGTTGAGGATATGATTGTGAAGTCTGCACTTCAAGACTTTGACCGAGACTTACAAAATTTACTAGCGGAGGAACCAGATGACAACGAAAGCGGAGCGTGAAGAAATATGGCAGATTATTCAGTATCTAACAAACTTGGGTTTAAACGTAGTAAAGACGGAGACTCAGGGAACTTCATTGATGGTTTCGTTAGCCATTCCGCTATTGCACGCGAACTCCACCTCGAAGTAAATCTTGCCAACATAACAAAAGAATTATCTGAACTGCTTGTATCTAAGCATAAAGATTACGGTCCAAAGAACATCTCACAAGCACCAGGCGGGGCAATCAATGGCTTGCGTGTGCGTATGCACGATAAGTTAGCGCGAATTAATAACTTGATTGACAGTGGCGCAAGCCCTGAGCACGAGTCTCTTGAGGATTCCTTCAAGGATATGGCTAACTATGCAATCATTGGGTTGCTAGTGTTAAGAGGTAAATGGGATAATGAATAAAAAACTAACATTTGAAAATATAAAAAATAAAAAAAGACTCTTTATAATATCTGTCTTGACCAGCACTGTACTTTTAACTGGAATTGTATACGCCATTACACCGCTGGTGATTACAAGCCCATTGTTTGCATCCATTGGTCAGAACCAGGCTGTTGCTTGCGATACCGATGGGGTTAGTACAAGTTTTACTTATGGTGCAAGTCGTAATAATGGAATAAGAGTAACCTCCGCAACCGTAACGGGTGCAAATACTGCTTGCCCAACAGTAAGTATAATCTTTATTGATGGTGTAAATGAAACATCTTTCACTGGTTCCAACACAACTGGCACTGTAACTATTGCTACAAACATTTGGACTAATGAGTTTACCGATTTCCGCATAGTTTTACTGCCATAAACTAATACTGATTTTAAGGGGTAAGTAAATGAAAGAACAGGAGTTGTTCGACTGGCTCAAAGAAGAACATTTCCCAGACTTAGTACATTCCCCAGAACTCTTTGATGGGTTTGACTGCATCACAGATATGTATAAGATGTTCATTGAACTTAAGTCACGCAACACGCATTACGATACGTTGTTGCTTGAGAAGAAGAAGTATGACTTTCTTATCACTAAGTCTGCTGAACTTGGGTTAACACCCTATTACATTAACTATACACCTGAGGGTGTGTGGTCTTTCCGTCTTGACTTGATGAATGATTTGGTCTGGGAAGATAAGTGGTTGCCAGTTACTACTGAGTTTGCCAACAAGAATAAGATGATGAAGCCTGTCACCTTCCTTAAGATAGTGGATGGGACAAAGATTAAATGACATACGACGAATTACTAATTGAAATCAATCGTAGATTAGATGTTGCACTTTACAATGGTGATACTCAATCAATACACGCCCTTCGTGCAGTAGTGGAATTGCATAAGCCAAGTCCTATACCAGATTGGGTACCAACCAAAGAAGAACTTATGTGCTGGTGTGCTCACGTTTATCCCTGCCCAACTATCCAGGCTATTGAGAAGGAACTTCAATGACAATTGAGTGGGCAAGGATAGAACGCTGGCAATACATTGTTGATGCTGTTGCCTCTGAGTATTCTCGTAAGTCTCCAACCATTGACATTGAAGACATCAGGCAATCGTTGTATCAGTGGTTTGTTGAGCACCCAAATAAACTGGATGCTTGGGAAGAGATAGGTGACAAGGATGCAAAGAACCTTATCTATCGTAGCCTACGCAATCAAGCCTTAGATTATTGCAACCATTGGAAAGCAAAGTCTGGTGGCTATGAGACTAGCGATTTATTCTTTTATGAAGCAGATATGGTTGAAGCACTACTGCCACCTGTGTTGCGCGGGGAGTGGGGCGTAACCCATAAACTAAATCTTGGTAGAACTGGTCGTCCCTCTGCACCTAACGAGGGTGGCAATATGATGGCTATGATGATTGAAGTTGACTACGCATTTTGGAAACTGCCAAAGGATGACAGGAAAGTTTTATTCCTACGCTATGCAGAGTCAATGGAGTTCGGTGACATTGCAAAAGAATTAGATATGGGTACAGAAGATGCGGTGCGTATGCGCCACAAGCGTGCCATTCGTAAACTCATTAACAAGATTGGTGGGTTCAAACCATTCCGCGATTATGACGACGTACCTCAAGAAGATTCAGGAGTTGATTCCGCTGGGTCTACCCAAAGTGATTCGCCGTATGAGTCATAAAACTCTTCAATCTCCTTGCCACTAGCAAACTGTAACTCTGTATTGCGTGGCTCACAATTACTGCAACCACCGTTCTCACATACTGTGCACATACTAACCTCCTGTTGAGTAAAATCCAGTTCCCTTGAACTGAACTGCTGGTGTATTGTAAATCCTACTTGATGTGTAACCACAAATGCAAGTCACCTCTTCGTCTCGCTCGTCTACTTTGCGGTTGATTACTGTAAATGAATGACATTTATTACATCTGTATTCGTAGTTAGGCATTAGAACTCCAACCCTAGATAGAAAAACCCTAAGTCAATCGTTATGTAATGTCTGGTTATAGAAAAACCTATACCAAACCCTGAAAAAATCCCATAAGAAAACCAAAATTTCTTAAACTTCTTGTGTGCCATTGTTATCTCTCCACCATCAATCCAATAACGTGAAACCCGTTCTTCTTGAAGTCGTCAAGCAACTGTATAAATAATTCCTTAGGCACGTGTGCTTCCACAAATAGGTGCTTATGCCCTAAGTCTTTAACATAAACTCTTTGGTCGTTCATTCATCTCTCCAATCTATCGGTGTTGGTGCGGTGCTGATTGCCCCACACTCCTTGCATTCCTGCTTTAAATCATACCAACTTACTTCTCTTGTCTCTTCATCCCACATTACTGTGACTACAAACATCTTGCACCCACAAATACAGGTTACTATAGGCTTACCAGTTAAGTCAAGCATCAATACCAGTTTCTGCGCTGGCTGTGATTCCACGCCTTGCACGGTGTGTCGTAGCGGTGCTTGATATATTTGTAAGCGTTGAGTATCTGTATCGCTGGGTCTTTGCTTGTTTCCTTAAGTACTTGCCCTATCCCAAATGCGCTACTGCCTTGTTGGTTCTTGGCTAAGTGGTCGAACTTACTCTCCTTCATAAACAATGAGTAAACACAACGCCTTTCGGTTCTGTTCCAATTCCACCCTGCCTTTGCATATTGCATAGCCATTACTTTGTTGGCTTTTTTCTGTTCCATTGTTGCCTTGGTCTGTATAACCTCTGGCTTTTTGGGTTCAATATCTACGTGCACACCCACGTTGTGGGTTGCTGGTGTAATCAAAGCAACTGCAACTAAAGTCGTTACAACTATCGTTCGGTTTTTCATTTATCTATTCTACCAATTTTCAGGCGAACATTCCTTCTATGTCGCGCTTCTGCTTTAACTCGAACCTGTTTTGGGCGTTTAGTTGTGAGTAAATACCGCTCAACTGTGAGTAACCCACCCCAAATAGAACCGTGCCCGCCTGTGTACTCTAGGTTTTCAATTTCTAACCCTTGTTTCAAGCACTCAAGCCTGACTGGACAGGCGTTGCACAACTCTATTGCCTGCACACTTCGCAAAACTTCTAGTTGTTGTTCATCTCCTAGCCTTGGGTTTTCGTAGTGCCATAAGTCAGGGTCTGGGTGGTTGTTGCAGTTACCTTTTGCGTGCCACGTTCTGTTTGGTAGCGTCATCTCTTGTCCAATTCTGATAGTAGTATTTTATTTTCTTGTGGTATCTAATCAATAATAAAATTACAAATAGTAAGGTGACGCTCATACCACTACCTTTAAATGGCGTATCTCTAAGATTGAAGCGGGCAAAGAGTAGTGAATGTCCTCGTAATACTTCTCTTCCTTTATCTCGTGCTCATACAACCATTCGTCCTGCTCTTGAATGTCCATTGAATTCCAGTTCGCGGGCACGTCTGCGCCCTCTGGTAGCGATACCTTCACAACCTGAATCCCCTTAACTTCGTATGTAATTTGGAATTCTTTACTCATTTGTTTCCCCATTCTCGCAAGCCTCGCACGTCTTGGAATTGTAAAGGTTATGGTCAAACTCGAAGAAGCAAACACCGCAAATTATGTAGTCTGAATCGTCGTAAAATACTGGGTCGTTGAGTTGTGGTTCACCCATCATTCACCTCCCACTATTGTAAACTCTCCGAATTCGCTTATGCGATTACCGTGTTGTTCTTCTGCAGTTTGCTTTGCCTGTTCAATCGCGTCTTCATCATTGTCTGCTTCTAGTGTCACAAACATTGTGTAAACCATTTTGATTTCGTAATCTTTCATTCTTCTTCCTCCCCCTCTGTAATCAATCCCAACTCTTTCATTAATTGCATTGCTTCGTTGAGGCTATCTATTGCGCTTTGGATTTGTTGTTCTGTACTCATTTTATTCTCCTGTCTTTGGGCAGTCTGTGTATGGGTGTTCGTGTGCTTCTGTATCTTCACACCAACAATAACCAAACTTATCTACTTGTGTTTCGTGTGTCAACTGTGCCAACTCGCTCCAACTTAGTTGCTCTTCTTGTTCCATTCCGTTCTCCTGTCGTTGCATTTCCATAAGCCTAGGCGATTTGCCTTGGCTTGTCTAGCATATTTCTCGATTAAGTTTGCATACTTTCCCCTCATTCCCTTGTAGAAATAAGGCTTTGCGTGCCCGTACTTAACCAACTCAAGATTAAGGTTTCGGTTTCCATTTGTCAAGTAACCTAGTGCCCTGCCGTACTCATCAAAACTATCTAAGTTTTTATCTGTAGTCAATACCAATTTTCCTTTAAGTTTTAGAAAATTGTGCGTGTACTTCTTTGCCTCTTTGTAACCGCACTCCCGCCTCTCAGGCGTATTAATTTGTACCAGTCGGAGGAAAGACTCACCGCTTTGTAT